ATTGATTCACCTGCGGGAAATGGACGAAGCAGAGCAGGAACTACGGGCAGCGAATGAGGCGGTTGTGTTGCCGGTGGACTTCACTAAAAACATGGATGCATTTTAGGGGGAGTGATGACGATCGATAACATACGCAAGGAAGCCGCAGAATGGACCGACCTGAACCCGTGCAAACTGTACCAGGGGCACGTAGCCAACGAGCAGGCGGCTATGGTGAAGAGGTTGCTGGCAACCGTTGACATATTGGCGGCGAAGGTGGAAACGGGCAAATCAAAGCACCACACAGCACCGACGCACCTTGTTGAGTACTGGGCTAAGTGGGCAGATGAAGGGGGCGACGATGCCACTACATAAGTACGTCTGCAACGGCTGCTCCATATCGTTTGAGCACCATACAAGGGACGGTGCGCCACTGTGCCCGAGGTGCGGGAAGGATGCTGACAAGAGGGTGCCCGCTGAATGCACGTTTGTTTTGAGGGGCTTAGGGTGGGCCGATGATGGCTATTGCGGGGGTTCAAATGACTAAACCACTAGACCGCACACACAAGCAACCAGACAGAGCCACCGAATACGGGTATCACAAGATCAAGTTGCCACCAAAACCGGGCTGGCCTAAGCAGTTGCCATGCCTCGGCAGATGGTGCGGGTATGCAATGCGAGAGTCAATGTCTGCCGGTGATAGGCTGTGCAAGCAGTGCAAGCACATGATTAGCCTTAGTGGGGGGTTAGATGAACACTAGCCAATGCACCACCTGCAACTGTGAGATCACCACCGACAAGGACGGGGCAGCGGTATCGTTCCTTATCAAGGGTGGCACGGCGCTATGCCAGGATTGCAAGGCGAAATGGGAAAAGGTTATTGCTGTTAGGAAGATGGGGAGGGTTTTGGGATGATGTTCACGGATCAGGATAAACTAAGCCTCAAGGAAGCAATTGCAAGGTGGGGCACACCGATCCAATTCGAGATGGTGATTGAAGAGTGCACAGAACTTACCCTAGCAATCCAGCACTATAAGCGAGGCCGTGGGAACCTTGACGCCATCATGGAAGAGGTTGCCGACGTGCAGATCATGATTGGGCAGATGGAAGAGATGCTGTGCCCGGTAACGATTGCCCGGTTTAGGCGTGAGAAGTTGGACCGACTTAGGCTTAGACTGGACAAGCGGTGCAACCGATAAGATGAACAATCCCAGCCACTTGCACGCGCCACGCAAAAAAAGATGCAAAAAAGAGTTGACAGGGGTTTCGGTTGTGGTATCTTGATGTTGTCGCAAGGGAGCGACTGATAGAGAGGGTGGACAATGGCAACAGCAAAACAGATGACGAAGGAAGCAAACGAATCAATCCGCAACGCACAGCGTTTGATTCATGATGCAATCAACGCCAACATGGACATCAACGGAAACACCGACCCTAAGCTGTTTGCGGCACTAGGTGCCCTTGAAATGGCTCGCAGCAATACGACTCTTTGGATTCCTACAGACTAACTAACAACAGCCCAGCCGGGGGCAATACCGGCACGGAGGGAGTAGATGAGCGACTACGGCAGAGCACACAGCGAAGAGATTCAGGACCGAATCGACCGGGTAGAGCGCTTCCGGGGGGAAGCTGAATTCGATTACTTGCAGCGTGAGAGCCCGGAAGATAAGGCTTGCAGGTTGTATCACGAGAAGAAGGACCGGGAACTGGAGGAAGGGCGGCCTTGCAAATGATCTCCCAATGTGCCATAGTAGTTGGGCCAAGGAATGATCCCCTTGGCGAGCGATATGCTCACGTGGGGGGTAGGGTCCGAGCCTACCCCCTGCGTCCTAACTCGGAGGGCACCATGAGAGGAACACCGCTTACTGTAGACCAGATCGTAAAAATCAAGAAACTTCTCGTCGCAAAGTTTGGGACCATGGCTGAAATAGGCGCAACCGTCAGCGTTTCCGCTGCTGCCGTCTGCTATGTGGCAAACAGAATAACCGGAGAAGCTGTTGCCGTTCCTGGTTTTGACAAATGGCGAAAAATGCGAGACTGGAATCGCAGGCCAAAAGTCAAATTTTTGCGCAGGGTCATGGAGGACAATGAAAACGGTTGCTGGAACTGGACTGGAAAGACAAACAAAAAAGGCTATGCCCTTGCTGACGGCGTTGTGACCGGTGATTACCTCGGGCACAGAACATCATATAGGCTCTACAAAGGTGACATTCCGGACGGCCTGTATGTTCTACACAAATGCAACAACCGGCGCTGCGTAAATCCTGACCACCTATACGCTGGGACACAATTTCAGAATATGCAGGATTCAATCAGGGCCGGAACGCATGTCAGTATGAGGAAAGGCTTTATGTCAAACCACAAACTTACGGAAGTGATGGTTATTGATGCCCGCAGAAGGTTTGCTGCCGGTGAGTCACAACCGTCAATAGCGGCGGACATGGGAGTGCACAAGTCTACTATCCTGAACGCAGTCAACGGGCACACATGGGGCCACGTAAAGGAGGGATTGAAATGTTGAAACCCGTTCACCTCACAACAAGCGCAGCCCTATTCGCTGAGTGTCTAGTTGCCCGCGGCGTCGACAAGGTACACGCCGCAATTTACGCCATTATGATAGCCCGCTCGAACCAGATGGTAGACGAATGGACGCCCGACAAGGCGACGATTGATTGCCCTGCCACGCAGGTAGACATTGACGACGCCGCAACGGTTGCGATGGTTCTCACCGGGAACACTTACCCGCTGATGACACGGGGCGATAGGTTCCATTTTGATAAGTCGCAAGGGTGGCCCAAAATCGAGCAGCTGATTGCCCGCCTGATCCGGTGTATCAATGAGGGTGTTGTCTGTGACGACTTCACGTTGATGGCTATCGGTGTGGCCCTGCACAACATATGGGACACATCTGGCCCCCATGCTGATTACCTCGGATACCCACACAATGCCAACCGTCTACTGGCTATCAAGCGGCGCTCTGAGCGTGGTGATTCCGTTGGATTCTGGTGGCGCTGGAAACTCAGCAAGGCGGCAAGTTGGGGTCATTCGGCAGATCGTGATGCTGACAACATCGAGCATAACAGGCAAGCGACGAACGATAGCGCGGTGCGTTTGTGGTCAATGGTGACTGGCAGGGATGCAGGATACCTTGACGAGATACGGACCATTATCGCAATCAACAAAGCTGCCAACGATGACGAGTTGCACGGGCTCTGTGCGACCATCTTTGAGCTAGCGACTGGTGAGCACTTCCCGGGGTTCGTACCGTTTGCGGGGGGTGAGTTGGTGACGTGGAAGTCTGTGGTTGGAGGGGCGTGATGAGCAAATTCATCGAAGTATGCTGGCACTTTGACGAAGAGTACATTCCCGTTCGTGGTCACGTCGATTTGGCGACGTTCAACCGGGAGACATGGGCGTATGGATACGAGCCTGTCGGGCTCATTCGGCACACGTATTGGCGATGCGTGCCGGATCGTACTGGTGAGTTTGCTTTTCGCTACGTGTTCGATGTTTTGCCTGGGCGAGGGGCGTTTGCTGTGACGGTTTATGACTGCTAACGGAGAAAGCATGACCACCAAACCAACAACCCGCCACTTCATCCGCTACGGCTGGCGGTCCCTCAGAGAAGCGGTGCCCGTGGTGGCGCTGTGGACCGTGGGGCTGCTGGTGGTCACGGTGGAGGGATGGTGGCGCAAGAGGAGGGGGAGATGATAGGTGATCAATTTTGGATGATCAGGCGAACCGTCAACGGACAGGCGGAATGGTTGGCGGGGTGGGAGCCTGTGTCACTACAGGACATGCAGAAGTTGGGCAGCCCTGACCTATGGGTGCAAGATAAGGCGGTCTGGTCAAGCGTCACGATGAAGAGTTGCATGTACCCGGAGAGTCATGCCGAAGCGATGGCCAGAATTGCCGGGGGAGAGGCGTTACTGTTTGGGATGGTTGCCGCCAAGGACGCCGAGATCTCCCGGCTGACAGCGGAGAATAGCCGCCTGCTGGACCAGCGTGACCGCATCGACTGCGAGGTGCGTGAGGGCAACGGGACGTACCACTGTGCGCTGGATAACAAGTGCGATGCGTGCCTGATGCGGGGGGAGATTCGGCGGCTCAAGGAACGTGCAAGCGAATATGCCAACGCCCTGACGTACATCGAAAACGCAGTGCCTGACGGGATTGCGTTGGTGGCGAGGGCACTTACTGCGGGGAGGGGGAGATGAAACTGTACGAATGGCGCAGCGGTAGTGAGATTGCGGGGATTGTGGCACCAACTAAGGCCGTGGCACGGGCGACGTATGAAGAGTATTTGCGCACGGACTGCGCACTAGACGAGGACGACATTTTGGATGAGATGCAGTCGGGCCGGGTCGTAGATGTGTTGAAGAGAGCACTTGACGCCGAATGGATTGACGACCTTGACACCGATCTCAACCCCATCAGAACGTCGTGGCGCAAACAACTTGCTGCGTGGGGCGACGCTGCCCCCTGCGTGGCGTATTCGGACCAGTGGTAAGGAGGGGGAGATGAGCGGAGCCGCCGTTGAGATAGTGCAGGTCTTTGCCCTGCTTGTGATATTTGGTGCCGTGATGTGCATCGCTGGGATCGTCAGTGAATACGTTTTTAGATGGAAAGAACGCCGCCGAATAAGGCGGGTAATGGGGGGGAAATGAGTTACACGGTCAAAGAATTGCAGGAAGTAATGAGTGCAAAGTGTCCAAAGTGCGAAGAGTTTCCCGGCACCGGCTGGCGTTCCTGTTTGAGTTGCGCCAAGTACCGCATCACAGTTTCGCATGGCATAGTAGGAGAACAGCAATCAGAGATCGCCCGGCTGCGGGAAGCGGTGCGGGTGCGGGACGTGCCAATACGTTCACTCGGCTTCGGTAACGTCTGCCGCCACTGTTCAGCGAGCAACGAAGGGCATGCCGACGACTGCCCCACCGTCACCCACCCACTGGAGGCCAAATGACCACCACCGAAATCATCAAAGCCATCCTCGCCGCCCTAACCGCTGGAGTGGAGGCTCAGTTGACCTTCGACGGTATCAACCTCGACGGGATCGGGGAAATCAAGGCGCTCACCGTGACGCTACGGGCGGGCAAAACGAAGGAGGGCGATGGACTGAAGCGGTAGTTTTGTGCGCCGAATATCACATCAAGATTCTTGGCGCGGCGAAGATGGCAGGCCAGCAGCCGAGTTCGAGTCTCGACACTTCGTCTATGAATATAAAAAACAATTGCAAGGCACGGCGCAAAGTGCCATACTGAGGGAGTCAGGGAGTAATTACCTTGGCGAGCGATATGCTCATACGGGGGCAGGGCCCGAGCCTGCCCCCGTAACCTACTCGGGAGGTGTCATGCAAGACCCAGAAACCCACGGACAGCATCAGCAGTATAATAATGACAACCTAACAGGCGAGATCTGGTTGCCGGTTCCTGGCTACGAAGCCCAGTACGAAGTTTCGTCATTCGGAAGGGTTCGGTCAAGGCGCTGGGATAGGAAGTTTTTATCTTTGGCTGCGCTGCGAGAAGGATATCCGGTTGTTACACTATGTTATGGAGGGAATTGTCGCAGTGAAAACGTGCACAGGATAGTGCTTGCAGCGTTTCGAGGCGAACCGCCAACAAGGAAACACGTATCAAGACACCTTGACGGGAATCAAACCAACAACCGCCTCGACAACTTAGCATGGGGGACTCAGAAAGAAAATATCGCTGACGCGAGGCGACACGGAACCATGGCAAGAGGTTCCAGAGCTGGGGCTTCAGTGCTGACGGAATCTGGCGTTGCTGAAATAGCGGTGCTTATCAGCAAGGGGGTCTCCGACCGGGTCATTGCAGATAGATTCGGCATGTCCGAAAGTGCCATATGGGGAATCAGGTCAGGCAAGAGTTGGGGTTGGCTTACTGGAATAGACAAGAATAGACCGCGCCCCAAGCGAACGCGGAGATGCACGCAGAGTCGCAACAAGTCTGGTCAATTTTGTCACAATGACAACGAGCCCAACGAATGAGATCCCTTTTCGCACACACACCAAACATGAACGCCAAAGAAGGCGAATACCGCGGCGACCGTGAGACACCCCGCAGCCTTGCTCGTCTACTGTCACGAGACTTCGGGCCATTCGACATTGACGTATCAGCGGCACCGCATAACGCCGTGTGCGATCGGTTCTTCACTGCCGAGGATGACGGGTTGGTGCAACCGTGGGGGCCTGTCGATTACACGCACAAGCGCAAGACGTTGACCAGAGCAGCGAACTGCTTCTGCAATCCGACTTACAGAGAGCCAGCGCCCGAGCAATTCAGCGCAAAGGCCCTTGACGAAGCACTAGCGGGCAATGCCGCCACGTTGATGCTGATACCCGGCACCAAGACAGAGCAAGACTTCTGGCACCGTTACGTTGTGGGGTTGGGCAGCAAGGGCGCACCTGGGGCGGGAGCATCTGCAATCATTCACGTAGTCGGGCGCATCGCATTTGAGTTGGGCGGCGTGCCTCAGAAGGGCAGCGATCACGCATCCGTGTTGATCTACTGGCGACCGGGTTACGTGTCGTCTGTGGAGCGGTGGCACCATCGGTTGCCTATCGTGGGGAGTTACCACCAGCGCCTTGGCATGATGCCGGGGCGAGAGTTTGAGTGGAGGGAGTGAGATGTGGATTTTACAGTTGAATGACATGCGAGGCAGAACAGAAAACTTCAGACAGGTAGCCAGAGGGGAAAGCAAGGAAGCCCTGCAAGCGTGGGTCGAGCGAGAAAAAGTTGAAACATATGATGATGGCATATGGCGAAAGAGCTTTCCAGTTGGCCACCCATTGGAATGGTGCAACACGCCTTGGGACGAAGGCATGCACTTCCCGCACTATGTAGACGTAGGGACGCTAGATGAAGCGGTGCAGGGAACGATTGACGATTGGAATGGCATAATCAATAGGTTGCCTGAAGCACTTTGACGATCTCAACCCAACCTGCTACAGTGGCTTTTTCAACTGACGAGGTATCAAAATGAAATTCCGAACCGCAGCAATCCTTATCGTGCTGGCCATGTCCGTGTGTGGATGCAAGGGCAGCGACAACCCCATGCCCGCACCCGACGCAACGCAGGAAGTCAAGAGCGACTCGCCAGCACCCGTTGACGTGACGCCGCTTGACGTTCCAGCAGTCGCAGAAGTCAAGGCCGAGCTGCCGCAGTTGACGGACGTTGTACCGGTGCAGGAAGTGAAACTTGACGTGCCGAAGATTGAGGAAGTGAAACCAGCGTCGGAGGTTTTGGCGCAATAGGGGGTGGGGCAATGGACATGAGTTATGAGCTTGACAGAGCAAAGCACGCATTCAAAAAAGGCCGTGGGTTTACTCACATGAGCAACCGGCTGAAGAGCGCAATCTTCCGCTCCAAAGTCAACCTTGTGCGCTACATCATGCGTGGGCATACTTGCATCATCGGGGCGTCACTGCCGCAAGGTATCTCCATCAGCAAGCAGGGGTTTGACATTTCCGAGGGGTTGAATCTTCGGGGCAAGTTTGCGCTGATTGACTGTGAGGCTGGTAAGAATCGGAAGAACGATGCAGCCGTTTCAATTCATGGCGGTGCTGAAGTCTACATATCGGACACTAAAATCAATGCAGATGGGATGGTTGCGGCGATGAGGCTTTACACGTAAAGGGGGAGACAATGGACAACACCAACGAACTAGCAGCACTCACCGCTGCCCTAATCACAGGCGGCGCACACACCGAAACATGCCAGCATTGCGGGGCTCCTGAAGCCGGGGCACTACGTTACAAGTGCGGATCATATTGGCGACTGAACGGTGACACTCCAGAAATGGTCACCACCGAGCAGTGCCGAATCTTCACGTTGCAACGCACCTCGTGCGAAGCCCTAATCAAGACACTGAACCACCAGAGCAAGACTGAGTTAGTGCGGCGTATGTTTGTACCACCAACCACCACAAGCGGGACGGAAGAGTGGTCTATCAAGGTCGAACTGGTAGACGTAGCCGACGACCGCAAGAGCCGCTTGAATCTTGTGGACCGTTAGCAGATAATGCGCCATGGCCATTTGCAACAAGTGCGGGGAGAAAGCGGCAGCATGGGAGAATGTGTGCTTCGAATGTCGGAGCAAGGAAGTTCAGGATAAATTTGACGATGTAGAGGGGGAGGATGATGGACAGTCAAGAGAAAGCGATGACGGGGAAGGCAAGCACTGAAGAGATACTCAGAACAGCACTCATGGGCACGCTGGCCGCCCAGATCAAGAAGAGTATTCCGAACGTCAACGAGAAGGGGCTTTACGATATGACGATGGTGGCATATGACGCCGCTTTGGTGATGGCTGAAGGGCAGTTGAAATCACAGGAGGAGCAAGACAATGGAGACTAGCACATGCCCCAAATGCGGAGCGCCAGAAGTTGCCCCCGGCATCTTCGAGTGCGGCACCGTGATCAAGCGCAAGTGGTACGGTGTCAAGCGGTACGCCTATCACCATGACTGCATTCAGAACAAGGCGTGCGGGGATGCCTGCATGATGCTTGTGATGGACGCTATCAACCGCAAGGCGCAATCGCTGAATTGGCCCCTTGAGGATGTGGTTCACAGAGACGGTAAAAACTTCGGGGATTGGGTTGTTACGGTGACGTGCAAGAGCCGCAGGAAGAAACCGGCGAACGTGCGCAAGGCTGCGCGGAAGAGCCGCCAAACCTAACCCCCATTGACCCCGCCGCCTCCACATGGCACACTACCGCAAACGGAGGTCTCCAATGCGCACACTCAGAAACATTGTATTTCTATCCTGTTTCCTCTTCACCACATCGGCACTCGGGCAGCAAGTCATCTTGCAAGGGGTGTACAACCCGCTTACCGATGACAATCAGACGTTCCTTATCGATCCAGTCACCGGTTTACCGAGCCAGCAATGCTACATGAGCGATGGCACCGGCACTCCCATTACATCGACGGGTGGCAAACTAGACGTAGCCATGGCACTTCCCGCGGGCGGGGCTACTGAGGCGAAGCAGGACGATGCGATTGCACTGCTCACCACGATAGACGCCGATACCAGCAAGATCCCGGCGTCACCCGCCACCGCTGGGGCACAAGCAACCGGCAATATGTCCCTCTCAGCCATTGAAGGCGACTCGGCAAGCATGGCCCTGAACAATGCTACGAAGGCGAATCAGGTGTTGCAGTTGACCGATAGCGGGATTATTGCGGGGGATACTACGGCCATATCTGTCGACACTCTCGCCATTGCAGCAGACACCGCACAACTCGTGATCGATATGGTTTCGCTACTGGCGGACACCGCTGCGATGCTGGCCAAACTACCGACGTTAGAAGACGGCATGCAGCCAACGATTGCCTACCCGGTAATGATTTCAAAGGGGCTAGTTGCGGGCCACGTCGCCCTAAACAAATTTGGATACAACCCCGCAGTAGGTGTAGACTGGGAGCCAATATGGGAGGGTTCAGCGGTCTACGACTTCCTGTCAGTTGAAGAAGAGTTCAAGATCAAGAGCGATAGTGTTGAGGATGACACAGACAAGGGCGGGGCTGTACCGGGGACGGGGGCGTTCACTGTCGAGGTGCAATGCATCAATCAGGCCGGTGCGCAAGTGGTTCAGGTGTATACCCTGAATGGCCAAACAGCCGTAGACATGACTCTAGGTGATTGCCTTATCGCATATCGAGCGAGGGTACTCACTGCTGGTACGGGCGGGGCAAACGATGGAACCATTACAATCTATCAAAATGACGGGGCCACTGCACAACTCCTGATTACCCCCTTCAACAACCAGAGCCTTCAGGCGTTATGGCCGGTGCCAGCGGGCAAGACTCTTTATATCACCCACATAAATGCATCCGAAGTAGGCAACCAGAACGTAGAGGTTGGGTTGTTTGTGATGGAGTTGGGGGAGCTATTTCAGATCAAGCAGCACGCCATTTTCAAGAACGAAGTATGGGAGCGCCCACTACGTTACCCGATCGTGGCTGGCCCTCAGTCGGTTGTCTACATGGGCGCAAGGGCACTAGTCGGTTCAGGGAACGTTTCAGCGATGTTTGATGGCTGGTATGAATAGCCCCCCACGCACGTAAAGAAGAGAGCGCTGTTGCCGTGGAAGTAGAAAGGCTGTATGCTGTATGTAGTAGAGGGGGTGACGATGGCGACCCAGAAGAAAACCAGAAAGAAGCCTGAGAAGCCGGGGCCAAAGCAACCCGACAGACACCCGATCCTGTTGCTGCCTGATGAGGCTTTTGAACACGCAGCCAACGGGGCAACCGATAGCACCATCCGCAAAATCTATGGGTTGAATAGGCGGGATTGGTACAACGGGCTAGAGCAACACGCAGAGATTCGTGAACGTCTACTGCGCGCCCGCAATCAGATGTTTGCTAATGTCGAAAGCGCCTTGTACCGCAGAGCCATGGGCGTACTCGTCGAGCGGGAAACAAAGGACGGCGGATCGTTTGTCTATGAAGTAGCCCCGGACGTTGCCGCTATCAAGTACCTGCTATCCACGCAGAAGGCTAGGGACTGGCAGGCAGAGAGTAAGTTGAACGTCAACCACTCAGGCAGCGTTGACAAGAAAGCCCCCGCCCTAGAGGACATGACGCCGGAGGAAATCACCGCACAGGTCCAAGCGGCCATTGCAGAGCAGGCGAAGCGGGCGGCTCAGGAGAGCGGTGGCGTTGCTGTTGAGTCAAGCGAGACTGTGCCGAATTAGACAACCCGCCACCGAATATGGTACCTTCCACTAGAACCTGTCAGCCGGGGCGGTGGACTGGAAGCTGTCGCCTTGGCTGGCACCCTTCCAGAGGTTGACACATGGAAACGCCAAAGATTGACCCTGCCTTTCAGTCTCAAATCCCACCACTAGCCGAAGACGAGCGGGCCTTACTTGAATCTAGCATTGTCGCTGAGGGTTGTCGTGATGCCCTAGTTGTCTGGGAGGAAATGGGAGTCTTGCTCGACGGGCACAACCGCCTGTCTATCTGCATGGACCATGGCATCCCGTATCAATTGCTGTATATGGCATTTGACGATAGGGAAGATGCGGCTGATTGGGTAGATGCTAACCAACTAGGCCGCCGCAACTTATCACCTGACACCATGAGCCTGATCCGGGGCCGACGGTACAACCGGACAAAGAAGGCGGCGCACCGTCCAAAGAAAGGGGGTCAAAATGATCCCGTTACTGGGCGTACCGCCGAACGCCTAGCCAAAGAGCATGGGGTAAGCGCGCCGACAATCAAGCGAGACGGGCGGTTCGCAGCATCAGTTGAAACGCTCAAGCCAACCATGCCCGACATTGAGCAGCGAGTGCTGGCTGGTGACATACCAAGTAAGGCGGCAGTGGTGGAGGCCGCAAGGGAACCAGAGACAGCGCCAGAAACACTCGCACGAAAGCCGCACGTATCCAACAACTCAGGCAACAACGAGTGGTACACGCCAGCGCCATTTGTCGAAATCGCACGGGTTGCAATGGGCGGCATAGACTGCGATCCTGCTTCATCTGAGATTGCCAACGAAACAGTAAAGGCCGGTACGTTCTACACGGTCGAGGATAACGGTCTTGCTCAGGAGTGGGGCGGGAACGTTTTTCTAAACCCGCCGTATTCACAACCGCTAGTTGCTCACTTCTGCGATAAGCTCTTGCTGGAAATTGGTAGCGGTAACGTGCATCAGGCTTGCGTGCTCGTCAATAACGCCACTGACACCGTTTGGTGCCAGGGGCTACTCGAAGCATGCTCTGCCGTGTGTTTGCTGCGGGGGCGGGTTAGGTTCACCGGACCAGAAGGGGAGAAGGGGGCACCGCTACAGGGGCAGATCTTGCTTTACTTTGGTTCCGGTTTTGAGGGGTTCGCAAAGGAGGCCAGCGCCAAAGGCGTTGTGCTGTTCAATGGCATTTAGGGAAACGCTAAAGTTTGGCCGTCTTGCTGAGTCTGCGATTGCTCAGTGGCTCATGCGGCGAGGCTTTGCTATCCTGCCAGCCTACGAACTTGAATCAGGTGACAGGTTCAAGGGGCCACAATTCTATTGCACGGATGCATCATTTGCCACACCCGACCTGCTTGCTGCCCGACGAAGTTTGAGCGAATGGCAGGTGATGTGGATTGAGGCGAAGCACAAGACAGCCTTCAGTTACTACCGAAAGACCGGCGAGTGGTGCACCGGGATCGACCTGAAGAGTTACGCCGATTACATTCAGGTGGCAAAGCGGTCGCCGTGGCGCGTGTGGTTGCTGTTCCTGCACCGTGGGGGGCAAGCAAAGGATAGCCCGGCAGAGAGCCCGGCGGGGCTGTACGGTAACTCCCTTGAGTACCTGCAAAAGCATGAGCACCACCGATCGGACAAGTACGCTAACGGCATGGTATACTGGGCAGAGAGCGTATTGAAGAAACTGGCAGAACTTGACGAGGTATTGTGACCCCCGAATCCAACCGCGCCCTACTCACCGAGTACCTGCTACGGGAAGCCCGCAAAGACCCCGCCGTGTTCAATCGGTTGGTGTACCGGGACAGCCGCAACGGTAAGCCGTGGGAGATGCAGGAGTTTCAACGGGAATGGGAAGAGGCGATTGAGGCGCATGACCGAATTGTTATCTTTGCGCCCATGGGTCACGCCAAAACGGAATCCATAGCAAGATCATGGTTGACACGCAAGATTGCCCAGAACCCGGAACTGAAAGCCGCAGTGGTGTGCAACAAGGAAGGGCCAGCGGTTGACCGTGTGCTGGCCGTCCGTGGTGACATTGAATCAAACCCCCGGTTGCACGCAGTCTATCCCCACCTAAAGCCGGGCGGGAAGTGGCTTGATAGTGCGTTCACTGTAGAGCGAGGAATCCACAGCAAAGACCCCACCCTGCAAGCCGTCAGTGTCGGTGGTGACGTTATTGGTGCCCGCCTCGACGTTGGCGTGGTAGATGACCCCGTGAACCAGAAGTTGACCTTGACGCATGAGCAGCGCAAGAAGGTGCTGAAGTGGTTCCTGATTACGTTCGAGACTCGATTCGACGGGCGGGGCAAGATCGTTGTCATTATGACCAGTTGGCATGAGAACGACTTAGGGCACATGCTTGTCAAACACCACGGCTACCACGAAATCAGAATGGAAGCGTGCGACGCTAACTTCCAGAACATTCTTTGGCCTGAGAAGTTCCCGGAAGAGATGTTGCGCCACATGCAAAGCGTCAACCCTGGGCCGGTGGAGTTCGCTCGTGGCTACCGCAACATAATCATGGACGACTCATTCCGCCGTATCAAAATGGAGTGGATACAGAAATGCTTAGACCGTGGGCTAGGGCTAGACGCTGGAGTAGTGCCGCAAGGTGCGACTGCTGTCTATTGCGGAGTTGACCCAGCTGGCGGCAGAAGTAAAAACCGTGGCGACTTCTCTGCACTGTTCACATTCGCAACCATGCCCAACGGTGACAGATACGCCATTGACGGTGAAGAGGACCGCATTACTTCTCCCGAGTTGCGCAGCAAGATAATGACGAAGTGGAACCTCTACCATCCGCTGATATGCGTCGAGAGCAACGGTGTGCAGATATGGCTAGAGCAGGAGATTGTAGCGCAGTCGGCTATCCAGATTGAGAGCCGTGACACAGGACGTGATAAGTCTGACCCGTCCACCGGAGTAGAGAGCATCGGTAACGAGATGAACAACGCAAAATGGATTATTCCTTCTGAGTTAGGGCCGGGCGGCAGGGCGATAGCAGCAACCCCCGGATTGCAGGCATGGGTGGACCAGATGACCAACTATGAACTAGGGGCACATACCGGCGACATGTTGATGGCCTGTTACGTTGCCCGTTGCGTTGCCCGTGAAAAGGAGAGTTGCCAACCACTAGACGTTAGTGGTATAGATTTTGGTGCAGGCTTAGAGCGAAAGAGCAATTGGAGATAGCATGGCAAAGCGGCAGAAGGCACAAACCCCCACCGTTAGAGCCGATGACATAGGCCCCACATCATTCACCGACGAGATAGGAACCACCGGACTAAACCAGTCGTTTGGCTACATCCGTGAAGATTTCCTATCGCAACTGAATGGCGTTGAGGGTAACGAGACGTGGCGGGAAATGAAGGATAACTCGCCCGTTGTCGGTGCAATGCTCTTCACAATCGAGGCACTGTTTAGGCAGGTAGCCCCGCAGTTGACCGAAGCCGACCACCCACGGGGAGAGGAAGCACGGGATCTGGTGCTGTCTTGCATGGCTGACATGCAGCACACGTGGGAAGAGTTCGAGAGCGAAGCCCTTTCGATGTTGCCCTATGGATTTTCCCTGTTTGAGCCAGTCTACAAGAAACGAGAGGACGGGCGCATTGGGTGGGCAAAGATTCCCATTCGTGCGCAATGCACTATCCGGCGATGGGAGATTGCCGACAATGGCGACATCTTAGGGGCAGAGCAGCAGGCACCACCGAATTACACCACGCAGATAATCCCTGAAGATAGATTTGTGCTGTTTCGCACCACGTCGGCTAAGAACAATCCGCAGGGTAGGAGCATCCTCAGAAATGCCTTCACTGCATGGTACGACATGAAGCATATCGAGCGGTTCGAGGCTATTGGAATCGAGCGCAATACTGCCGGTTTCCCGATGCTGAAGTATCCTGCTGAATGGTCCAGTCAGGGTGCAACGCCAGCGCAAAAGGCAGCTCTTGCCGATGCTAAAGAGATGGTGCGACGGATTAGGGTTGACGATCAGATGGGCGTGTGTATCCCCGCTGTTTTCGATGACAAGGGCAACTCCCTGATGGACTTCAGTCTGATCAGCGCATCGGGTAGCGTAGCCAATGCCGACACCAGCGTAGTGGTTACACGCAAGACCAACCAAATACTCCAGACGACCATGACAGACTTTATGCAGTTGGGCCACGAATCGTCCGGTTCATGGGCACTCGCAGACAGCAAGACTAAGACCTTCGCCGTGGCAATCAGCGCATGGCTGAAGGGTATCGCCGCAACCATCAACCGGGTACTCTTCCCCCGCCTGATGGAAGCCAACGCTATCCCACTCGAAGCAATGCCAAAGTTGTTCTACGGTGACCTTGAAACGCCGGACCTTCCGTCACTAGCTGAATACGTGAGCAAACTTGTGAGCCTCGGAGTAATCACCCCCGACGAGACGCTAGAGCGATATCTGCGCAAAGCGGGCAACCTACCCGACGCCGAAATAGACATGGACTAGCATGCACTTCGTGGCCAACAATACCCCCGTGACAAGGGCCAGCAAGGGCAAGACAAAAGCGTACAAAGCACTTGAAAAGGGCACCGAGAACAAGATCAAGAAGCTCGCTGCAACATCATTCGAGTACATGCAGGAAGGCGTAGACCTTGACGGCGTGATAGCAGGCATCGAAGCGGGCAGCGGTGACGTGGCATACGCAGCTACCAACGTAGCCACACGTAGCGCCAGCCTTGAAGCGATGACCCCCGTCATCGAAGAGGCTTACATTGCCAGCGCCAATATCGCCATCACAGAGATAGCGGTGCCCGGTGGCTTTGTGTTCAATCCAGCAGCCCCGCATATTAGGCACGTCATAAACGAGCAGGTAGCTACCCGTATAACCCGCGTTACCAATGCAACAGAGTTAGCGGTGCGCAACATTGTCACCGACGCAGTAAGCACAGGGCGTCACCCATTAGCAGCGGCGAAGCAGATCAAGGGCGGCATAGGTCTAACGCCCCGGCAGACTAAAGCGGCTGAGCGGTTGCGGCAGACGTTGATAGAGAAGGGGATCAAGGGTGACAAGTTGGAAGCCAGGATTGCCCGGTACCAGAAGAAGCAACTCAAACTCCGCTCGCAGATGATAGCCAGAACCGAGACATCACAGGCGCTAAACGGTGGCAGGCAAGAGTTGTGGGAGCAATTACAGAATGGTGGGGCGTTGCCTGAGACTCAGGAAATCAAGTGGGTGACTGCGGAGGATGAAAGAGTATGTGAGCAATGCGGCCCAATGGATGGCACTATCGTTGGGTTGCGTGAGGATTTCAGTCTAACCATTGATAGGCCGGTTGCAGGGGAGACAACGTACACAGCGCCACACCCCCCATTGCATCCGTCTTGCAGATGTTCCGTGGTACTTGTATAGGAGAGAAATGGAATACGTTGGAACGATAAAGCGAGTCTACATTGCCAACGGAAAGGCGTGGATAGAGGCCCAGACCGATGACGATGAAAACGAGGTGCGCATTGCGCTTCCAGTTGGATACGCAACCACGTTGAAAGTGGGCGCATCGTTCCGCATGGAAACTTCGGGAGCCCCATGCCAGACGTAAACCGACTCGGAACGGGCACGCACATACAGGCCGTCATTATGCCCAAATCCGACTGGACCAAAGCCGAGTGCAAGGCGTGGCTCAAATCCCATGACTACCACACGGACGGGCTAGACGAAACGGACGGCGCATACCGCTGGCGACAGGTTGACCCGCAAGAGGATATATTCGGATACCAGACGGACGGGCAGAATAGCGAAGACGGCAAGCCGCTAAAGGTGGTGCTAGGTTACCCCCTCAGTGCGGATAGAAGCGTGACGTTCCGGGGCCGGGTGATGGGTGTTGACGATGTGGAGAACGGTCAGATTGCGACCATCGGCGTGCGAAGTTGTGACAGCGTTGTATCTGTGACGGAGCCCGTAGTTTCCGCAGACTGTAGCAGGATGGGTATCAACTGTGGTGACGTGGTGCTAGTACGCTGCGATTGGGGCGAGAGTCATTGCCTGTCAAGAGTGGTGGCAGTCTCACTATTTGACGCCGTACCTGATACAGCCGCAGAGTATAATGCCAAATTGGCAAACGGCACCGCAGACCATGAGCCTATTACCCGCTCCGCACCCATCGTTAGCCACAAGGTCACACGTGACGAGGGCGGTAAGGATCGGCAGTTAGTAACCTGCGTGGTGTACGAACCCGGTCGCATTGATAGAGGGTGGGGAACTACAGCCAGCAAGGCCACGGTCGAGAGTTGGGCGCACGCATTTCTAATCAGCAATATCGCCATGCAGGGCGCAACCATCACTGATGAGCATTGGGCCAAAGATGAGGATGGCAACTGGCTACTGGCTGACCCCGAGTTAGGCGACGTGATAGTTGACGGCGCACCCATCAACCGAGTAAAAGCACCAGCAGTCGACGCCTACGTGGTGGAATCGTGGATTGAGAGATTCGGCGGGACCCTCGGCGGCATGGAGATAGCAGTCGGCACGTGGATGGTAGAGATTTGGATTCGTGACCCTGCTATTTGGGCAAAGGTATTATCCGGTGAGTATACCGGCGTGAGTATTGAAGGATGGAAACACACTGGCCAACCCATGGAGGATTCAAATGGCTAAAGCACGTAAGCCGCGGGCACCGCGCAAGAGTAAGAAAGTAGAAGCCGCAGTAGTGGCCCCGGCACCGATGCCAGAGCCAGAGGCAGACAACCTGCCAGCGATTATCGAGGAAGATGTGGTGGAAGTGGCACCCGCACCTGAGCCGGAGCCGGAACCCGTTGAACGTGACTGGCTCACTCTGTCAGAAGTAGAGGTTGCCGTGGGTGTGAGCGCATCCACCATCCGCAGTTGGGTACAGTCGGGTTACATTCCGCACATGGAACCCAGCAAGCAAGGGCAGAAACAGGAATGGCACTCGCACCACGTAGCCAGCCTCAAGCGTATCATTGCCGTGCGTGACGCCGTGCGCAGCCTTGACGATATGGGCAAGATTGCCGCAGCATGCAATGTTGACCCGGCACGCCTCGACGGTCGCATCACCATGATCACGAGCGGCGGCATGCGTATCGCTGATGAGGGTAGCAAGATTGGCACCCTGAAATTTATCAGCCGTGACCCGATGGTTATCATCCCCTTGTAGCAAATCCCCCATACCCTACGGGTATAAAAAGAAAGCTCAAAATCTATTTTGTCAAAATGGCAAAACAAAACGTAATCTGACCGCATGGTTGATGAACTAGAAGATCAGACCGGTGACGATGTGGAGACAAGCCCCGGATTGAAGGGACTGTTTACGCCTCGCATGGCCTTTACTGGCAAACCGGCAAACGTGCAAGGAATCCCACAGACCAGATCAGAAGGAGATCCAATGGCCGACGAACGCACTCAGATCGAAATCCCGACAAGCCTAGTTGAAATCGTCCGCACCATGGGCGAAGGGCTTGAAGCCGCTGGCGTGAAAATCAAGGAAGGCGAAGTGTTGCGTGGTGAGAAGGCGGACAAGTATGCCGACGCCGTAGCCGCTGCCCTTGCCGTGCTTGAACCGCTGAAGGGCCAGATGGAGCATGATGATTTTGCCCGCCTTGCCTCGCTGGTAGGGTACAACATTGGCGACGTTGCATGGATCGACCGGGCAGAGAAAGCTATCGTTCGCAGCGACGCACTTGACGCCGCAGAAGAGGAAGAACGGAAAGCCGCAGAACTGCGTGCCGCTTCCGAATTTCCGCTTACCGCTGAGGGTGGTCTTGACATCGAGGCCGTGCCTGAAGCCGTGCGTTCCATGGTTCAGAATCAGTGGGACCGGGAGCAGGCGCTTGTCACTCGCGAAGCCGCTGCTAAGGAATTCGAGGAAGCGCAGGCCGCACGTGAAGCGGAACTTGCTGAGACGGAATTCCAGGCTGACATCACCCGCAGCATGGGAGAGATCGAAGGTCTGGCCGGTGACGTTGAACTGCGCCGCTCTACCCTCGTGGAAGCGAAGCGCACCAATGAAGTCGTCTACAGCAACATGGTCGAACTGTGGAAGCAGGAAGCCGCCGCCGCCCGCGCATTGCAGCCGGAAATTGGAAGCACCGCAGATGTGGACCCCGGACTTGACAGCAAGGCGCAAGCGATGCGCACAGCCGAAGTCCGCATGAAGGCACTGATGGACGAAGATCCAAAGGTCACTCGTGCGGATGCGATGGTCACGGTCTTCAGGAATGACCCCGCCCTTTACAAGCAGCACAAGGGCATCACCGAATAATCAAACCCCCGGTGTAATGCCGGACAACGGAGGATTCAAAAATGGCGAACGAAAGCACAACCAAACTCAGTTATGTATCCGGTGCAGACCTTAGCACCAAACGTTATTACGCTGTCCGACTGAGTGCGGCAGATACCGTCAACGTCGGCTCACTCGGCGGCAAGATTGTCGGTGTTCTGGCCAACCAGCCGGAACTAGGATACGCAGCCGAAGTTATCACCGCAGGCCGTGCGCAGATGTTGGCAGCGTCCACCATTACCGCAGGCGATGACATCGAATCCACCGCAACCGGGCTTGCTCAGACGAAGACGGCAGACGGGCACAAGATCGGCGTGGCTGTAACGTCCGCTACCGCTGGCGACCTGTTTGACGTGCAACTCATGCAGGGCCATCAGGGCGATGGAGTGGCTCGGTTCCTCGATGACGGCGGGATCACCGTTGGGCTTATTGTGCAGACGGGAACCGCAGATGGTGATGTAGCCGTTGCCGACGCCAACGCAAAGCCGTTTGGTGTAGCCGCCGCAACATCCATCAATAACGCCCATGCATACATCTATGTTGAGGGCGTCTGCGAAGTAACTTCTGGCGCAGTATTTGCCAAAGGCGCTAGCCTCACTTCAGACGCAGCCGGTAAAGCTGTAGCCGCTGGCACGTTGGGCAACCGCCACTGTATCGGGTATGCACTTGACGCAGCCACGGGCGCAGACGAATCGATCACCATGATTATCTCGCAGCACGTGTTCTCCCCCGTCAACACTTCGTCCGACCTCGTTGCCGGTGAAGACCTCAGTTCCTCGCAATATTACGCAGTAAAGGTCGACCCCGCAGACGACAAGATGATCCTCGGTGCCGCTGGCGACCTTTGCGTTGGGCTGGTGCAGAATGCACCCATACTGGACGCAGAAGCAATCGTTGCCACATCAGGCGTCGCAACCGGGATCGCTGGTATCGGTGGCTGTACCTCCGGTGCAGAGGTTGAATGTGACGCATTTGGTACGCTGATTAATGCCACCGGCACCGCTGGATACAATACCATCGGGATCGCCCTGAATGATGCAATTGCGACCGCAGAAGTAACCGTGCTCCTGACCACCCGCAAGCAGGTAGCATCGGAAGTTATTGGCGTTGCCGCTGGTTATGCAATCGCCCGCGGCATCAATACTCAGGTCGCAGCGATTGACACAATCGTAACTGGCTTGACGACCGTCGTGGCCGTCTTTGCCACACTGGAAACTGACCCCGACCCAACATGCTTCTTGGCTTCTGCTGACATCGGCAATCAGGTTGGCGCACCCGCAGCCGGTAGTATCTTGCTGAAGACGTGGAAGGCGACTACTGCCGGTGCTGGCGGCAACGCCGATCCAGTCGCAGCCACTGCGTTTGGACAGTCCGTCAATTGGTTTGCAATCGGCACCATCTAACGTAAAACCGGGGGCGTAGGCAGCCAGTGCCAGCCCCCTTTTTGAAATAGGAGAGCACCATGCCACTTCCGAATCAGGTACACGTTGACGCAGTACTCACAAACATGAGTCTGCAAATCCTGCAAGAGCCGGACAGTTACATCGCCGGTAAAGTATTTCCCATGGTTCCCAGCAAGAAGGAAGCTGACTTTTACTACAAGTATCAGGACAGCGACTTTTTCAAGGATCAGGCGAAGAAACGGGCACCGAATACCGAAGCCCAGATCGGTGATTACTCACTGACCACCGACAACTTCTTCTGCCAGGAATGGAGCTTCGGCACTGACATTTCCGTGCGTGAGTACGAGAATGCAGACAACCCGCTCGATCCTGAAGGCGACGCAACCCGCTTTGTCACCGAGATCCTCAAGATCCGCAAGGAACGTTTGTGGATGGAGAATTTCTTTGGTGCATCCATTTGGGGCACCGATGTACAGGGCGGCGTTGGGTTTACGGTGTGGTCCGACTACACCAACGGCACCCCCGTTGCAGACGTGAAATCGTGGCGGCGTGCGGTACAGTTGGCAACTGGCAAGAAGCCCAACAAACTCGTGCTCACTCCCGATGTTTGGGACGTGCTGTGTGAGGCTCCTGATGTGAAGAACCGCCTCCAGTACAACAACACGAAGTACGACCAGAATGGCGGAAACGTCACCACCGGCATGGTTGCCATGATGATGGAACTGGACGAAATCCTGATTGCCGACGCGGTCTACAACACCGACGAAGCACCGGGCTCCTCTTCCAACGCATTCATTGCTGGCGAAAAGAAGGCGCTGCTTTGCTACGCAGAACCGAATCCGGGAATCCGCCGTGCATCCGCTGGCTATACCTTCGCATGGACCGGCAAGCAGGGTGTCAACTCTGAAGCCATGTTCATCGCAACTGAGGAAGTTCCTCTGCGCAATACCTGGGAACGAGTGGAAGGCAGTATGTTCTTCCAGCAGAAGGTTGTAGCCGCTTCCCTGGGCTACTACGCCTACGACGTTATTGCGTAACTGAGCGAGGGCCGCGACTGGCCATGATGGAGGTTTTGAACCATGCCTTACGGTGGAGATCCGAGCGCAAGTTTTGCCGATGCGGTACGCTATACAATTGGCGACACCGATCCGCTGAATGAGCTGGTATCCGATAGTGAGATCACGTATCTCATTACCATCGTAGGGTCTGACGTCATGGCAGTCGCGGCACAAGCAGCACTCAACCTATCCCATACCTATGCGGGCAGAGTCGATCAAACGGTCGGCAAGGTGTCCGTCAAGTACTCGCAACTAGCAGCACAGTGGCTTGCCGTCTACGAGAGCCTTCGCAGGCGCATGTCACTGGACGCACCGCCATATGCTGGCGGCATAAGCATCAACGACAAGGCCATTGACGAAGCAGACACCGACGCACCAACCCCAGCGTTTAGCGTGGGCATGATGGATAACAGTTGATGGCTGACAGCGGAACCACTGACAAAGATTTAGGATACAAGCAGATCCTGCGTGAAGTGGGAAAGGCAAGGAGTTCCTATGTTGATGTTGGGTACTGGGGTGGCAAGACTCACCCTGGCGACAGTTCTGCAACCATTCCGTATATCGCCAGCATCCATGAGTTTGGGACTAAGCCGGGCACTACCCCGAGCATCCCAGAGAGGTCATTTGTTCGCAGTACCGCAGACGAGAACCGCAGCAAATATCAGGCCATGCTTGATAAGGGACTCGGGCAGATTCTCGCACGAAAGGCCACCGTCAAAAACGTTCTGGCGATGGTTGGTGAATTCATCATCGGTGACATCAGGCAAAAGTTGACGAAGAGTGATCCGAGTTGGCCGGAGTTGAAGGATAGCACCAAAGCCAGCCGCCAGCATGGAGGGACACAACCTCTCTTTGATACGGGCGCACTTGCCCGCAGTGGCGGCACTCGGGTTATCATCAATGGCGCTAAGGTAGCAGAGAAGGGGGCCAACTGATGCTGCAACCCTCTGAACTGTTTGGCACTGTAGCAGTGACCCGGTATGCCGCTGGAGCGCACAGCGCCACCACAGGCGACTGGGTGGAAGGTTCAACGTCTGCCTTGTCCATTACTGCCAACGTGCAACCAATGCCCCCTGAGCGTATGCAGTTGCTTGAGGAAGGGAAGCGTGGCACCGCTGGCATTATCCTGTTTACCGATACTGAGTTGCGTACCGTGAGCGAGGACGACCAAACCAGTGGTGACCGCATCACATGGAAGGGTGACGAGTGGGAAGTTGTTTCCATTGATGACTTCTCTGAGGGCATGAGCCTACCTGAGAACCACTATGAAATACTGGCGGTGCGAAAATGAGCGTGCCAGATTTCCAGAAAGCCGTCCGCACGTGGCTACAGGATGCCACCGGCGCAACCGTTATCAACGGGCATGGCTCTGGGCCTAAGCCGCCATTGTCGTTCGTTAGCGTTACCGTGACCGCAGCCGTTCCACGTGGCCTGCCAGACCGTGACCCGATCCTCGACTCATCAGACGAGCGGGAACACAGGCAGGAATTCCGTGCATCCATGTCGGTGCAGTTTTACGGGCCATCAGCAGAGACGTTTGCGTTTCAGGCACGGGAAGCGTTGGCCTTTGACGCAACCATCGCAAAGTTCCGTGCGGTCAATGTGGCAGTCCAAAGCACAGGCGGAATCTCAAATATCCCGGTGCAGGTCAACGCAGATTGGGAGAGCCGATACCAGTTTGACACGTTCATCGGATTCCGTGGGGCGGTCAGTGAAGAATTGTACTGGATCGAGAAACTGAAGGACGTGGTTTATACCCTCTATTCAAGCTCTGGTGCGGTCCTCAAGACTGGCACCTTTGACGTACCATAGGAGAGCAACATGGTAGACAAAATCAGCAGCATTATTCAAGTCAACATTTCCCGGAGTTCTACTACCGTGTCGCAGGCTGGATTCGGTACGGCTCTGCTAATTGGTGACCTTGCCAATACCTACGACGAGGGCTTCCCTGCACTGTGGGCGACTCGGGTTATCAGCGTGAGCAGTGCTGGTGAGCTTGATACTACCCACGGCTTTGACACCACGAAGGCGATTTACCACGCTGCGCTGGCCTACTTCTCTCAGGAAGTGAAGCCGACCGCTCTCTATGTCGGGTACTACGATAGTGGCACAGGTGAGTCAGCAACGAACGGGCTGGCCGCAATTCGTGCATCCGCATCAGGCGATGACTGGTATGCGCTGAACTGCACAGACAGAACTAGCGGTGCCGCTGGCGATCAGTGGGAACTTGCGCAGCTCATGCAGGCTGAAAACCGCATTTTCTTGTCAGCCAGTGCGGACGTGAACACGTACGATACTGCCGATGCCACATCGACGGCGTACCTTGCGAAAAATGCTTCGCACCAAAACACTGCCATCTTGTACCACAGCGGAGCAGCCGCAACGACGACCACTGCTGGATGGGCAGACATGGCATGGCTGGGGCGTATGTTGCCGACAGAGCCGGGTGAAGTTACGTGGGCATACAAGACCCTCGTGGGAATCAGCCCAGACAACGCACTGACGACAGCACAGCGCAACGCTATCACCCCGCACATTGGCTACTCTGGTGTTACGCACTATGCCTCGTACTACGATACCATCAAATCGAAAAGCGGCACTCGGTTTGGCCATGTTGCATCCGGGCTATACCTTGACTCTATCAGGCTGGCCCACTGGACCGTTGCCCGATGTCAGGAGGCTCTGTATGCGAAGCTGGCAGCGTTGCCGAAGTTGCCGTTTACTGACGAAGGCATCAGCGTTGCAAAGAGCGAAGTACGCAGAGTGTTAGAGCGCAAGGTGCCGGAAGCAATCGCACAGATTGACTATGTTACAGCCCCGAAAGCGGCTGATGTTAGCTCTGCAAACAAACTGTTGCGCACCCTGCCCGATCTTGACTTTGGCTACACTGAGTCGGGCGCTATCCATATGGCCGTTGTCAACGGCGTCGTGAGCGTCTAGGAGGTTTCATCATGGCTACTGTAACATTTGATCCGGGCAAGTTCGCCCTCAATATCTCCGGCGTGCTCATCTCTGGGTTTGACGATGGGACATTTATCGAGGTGTCTCGCAACGTCGCCATTGCTGAGACTAAGGTTTCCGCAGACGGCAAGGAGACGGCGAGGGTTCAGCGGCGTAACAAGTCGGGAACCATGACTGTCACGCTACTCGCCACCGCAGAAGCCAATTCCTACATTGACGGTTTGCGTCAGTTACAGGAAGCGGGCACCCTGACCGACTTTCCCATCGGCATTGACGACGCAACCAACACTGAGATCTTCGCCGCTGAGGCATGGATTCAGGAGTTGCCGTCGTACTCATACGGTGTGGAAGTTGGGAGCCGTGCGTGGACGTTTGGCCTTGCCAACATCAACTACGTCGTGACGCCGCAGACCACCGCATGGAGCACCATCAAGAACACCATCGGTGACATCGTCACTGACATCTTCGGATAGACCGAGGGAAACGACAATGGGAGGCAGTAAATGCGACGTACAGCAACTAAGGAATTCGATGGGCACGCCTGGGAGCTAATCCAACACCCTGCCACTGAAGGCCATGCGGTAATGACAAACGTGACCCGGTTACTCGGGACGGCGTTCGAGTCTGCCATGGAGGGAGGGGTTGACGGTGACGCAGAGATTGATACCGCCCTATTTGCCAAAGTGGCACAGGGACTACTCAGCAAGGTCGATGACGACAAACTCACGTGGCTCATAAAGCTGATTGTCAAGTATGTCAAGCGGGACGGTGAGCCGGTTGGTGAGGGTGCATTTGATGACGCCTTTGCCGGTGCCTATGACACCCTCTACCGTGTTGTTGCATGGGTGCTCAAAGAAAACTTCGCCTCAGTTTTTCAATCAACCGGAATCGCAAGTTTCCTCGAAGCGGTTCCGGGCATGGCGAAGGATTCGATGGGCCACGCATCGAAGTCAGCCTCGGCCCGCAAAACGCAGCCCGTGTCTCGGCGCAGTGGCCGATCTGGAGGGTAGTAATGGCGAAGGCCGCCACATTGCAGGAGTTGGAGACACACTGGTCGCTGGTGGACCTGCACAACTGCCTGCTTGCCCTCGACTGGATTGACGCACAGTCGGCGCATCACGCTAAGGGTAAGTAATGGCCGGGGCAATCACGGTCAGGGAGTTGGTGACTCGGTGGGGTTTCAAGACCGACACTGCCGCAGTAGAGAAATTCAACAAGCAAATTGACGGTGTAAAGCGTGCGGCGAAGATTGCAACCGGGGCAGTAATTGCTCTGGGTGCTGCTGCCAGTGGCATCACCATGGCATTCGCAAAGAGCGGTGACGAGATAGCCAAAACCAGCCGGGCGCTAGGCATCGCTGCTGATGAGTTTCAGCGCCTAGTGTACGCCACTCAGATCGGCGGTGCATCACAGCAAGAGGCAGTTGTTGGTATTCGCACATTGTCACGGGCAATCAATGAAGCATCGCAGGGTGTCGCAGC